ATGCTTTACGCTGCCCTCAATACGATCCGTGTTCTGTTTTGCTATGCCGTCATGTTTGCGTTCATGGATCTTGCCTATGGCAAATTCTTTCATTGGTATATGGCACCATCGTTGGCTTCTGTATGCGTCTTTTCTTTCGTTCCTCTTCCGAGGGTGCGACTTCGGCATCGCTTACCGCTGTTGATCGCTTCTGTAATCGTGGCCAGGTCTCATCAGGCGGCGTGGCGGTGGTACTTCGAGAGCGTTTTCGACTTTCTGTTTTGGTTCGGCCCGCACAATATGGTTTTTCTGCTGGCCTACGCTTTTCTGGAGGGCGGTCTGCTGAGCATGTTCGCGGCGGTTCGGCCGGCCGGTCGTAAGGGGTAACGCTTGTAAGTATTTGCGCGGAAGTGCTTCATCCGCGGCGTCGGAGTGCCGCGCGAATTCGCCCGCATGGGGTGCGTCACTGCTGACCGCCGTAGCAGGTCAATTGCCGCTGAAATGCTGCCGAGAGCATACTTATCCAGGCGGTCGGCTTCGGCTGACGCGCGTTCGCCCCACATTCGCCTTCCCCATGCTCTTTCTCTAGAATTTTACCTGTGGCGTTGCCGGGACGATGCAGCCGGTGTGCAATTCAAAGACCGAAATCAACCATACCGTGTAGCGGGCTCTTCGCCGGCTGCCAGGGTGGACAGCGCAATAGCCGCTCAAGCCTCTTCGAATCGATAACGTTCATGTTTTTAGGTCGCCGCCTGCTGATGGGCGAACGCGCGTGTGGCCCCTCGTCCGCCTGCCGGCAGCGCAGGCGGGGCGAAGAGACACGCAGGCCCCCTCAGCTTCGGGCATTCGACGGGAGCCGGGTTTGACATGAAGACAGAAGACAGGATCGCAGCCGCCCGCGTGCTCATCGACATGCCGCTCTTTCACCTGCTGATGGACGAGCTCGAAACCGCGGCCGTCAACGGCTGCGTGAACGCCAAGCACACAGATCACGAGACCCGCGCGGCCTTTGCGGCCGAAGTGCGGGCAATCCGGAATTTCCGCGGCAAGCTCAAGTTCCTCGCCGAGGGACAAGCCAATGCCGACGGGAAGGAAGCTCCGGCATAGGGCCGGCGCGAAACCTTAAAGGCAAGCCAGACATGACAGACGCAACCACCAACTCGCCGTTTTCCGGCGAGAGTGATAGTGCGCGGCCCTCGCTTTCCCTCGATGACGCTTCAAGCCTCGAGTTCTCCGAGTCCGGCGGGACCGACGAAGAGGAGGAGAGCGAGCGGCTATTGACGAGCGAGACGGGTGAGACCAGCGAAGATGGTCAAGAGACCGGCCAACCCGCAGACCAGGGCGACGAGACACCCAAATCCGAAGAAAAGGGCGAGGAGTCCAACGAAACCCCGGACACCATCATTACCCTGAAAGGTGGCGAGCAGGTTCCGCTCGAGGAACTGAAGCTGGGGTATTTGCGGGAACGCGACTACCGCCACAAAACTCAGGAGCTCGGCAACAAGGGCCGAAATCTTGAGGCGATGACAACCCGCGTCGCCGACACGGCGAACGCCATCGCTCAATTCCTGATCGAACAGCTGCCGGAAGAACCGACGCAGGCTCTGGCTATCCAGAACCCGGCGGAATACGTCCGGAAGAAGGCTATCTACGACGCAGCCCTGACGCATGTGCACCGGCTCGCCGGCATGGGACAGGAGCCTCGCAAGGTCGCCGACGAACTCAGCCGGGCCGCCACCGAGGAAACTCTCGCGGCCGAGAATTCAAAGCTGCTCGAAGCCTTTCCGCATCTCGCGAAGGACGAGGCTCGCCAGAAGTTCTTTGCCGACGCCTTCGCGGCCGGCGAGGACTTCGGCTTCTCCGCCGAGGAGATGCGGCCGGTCACCGATCACCGCTATTTCAAGGTCATGCACTACGCCATGCTCGGCCTCCGGGCCGAACAGGCGAAGAACAGGGCGCTGCAGAAGGTGGCGAACGCTCCGCCGGTGACGGCCAGAGCCAGGCCGAACGGACCGGTAAATCCGCAAGCACGAAAAAACCGGGAAGCGATGAAGAGGTTGTCGAAAACCGGGTCGATCAAAGACGCAATGGCGATCGACTTCGAATAACCATCCCCAAACATTTGACGCGTTTGCAGGCCGAAAACGTCCTTGCAAGCGCATTCGAAGGACCAGAAAAACATGGCTGCTCTCGCCAATACCTTCCTGACCACGGATGCCGTCGGCAACCGCGAGGAACTCTCGGACGTGGTATCCCGCATCACGCCCGAGGACACCCCGATCTATTCGCTCATCGAAAAGGGCAAGTGCGCTTCGATCCATCCCGAATGGGAGACGGACGAGCTTGCCGCTCCGGGGGCGAACATCAAGAGCGAAGGCGACGAATATTCTTTCGGCGCCATCACGCCGCCTGACCGCATGGGCAACTATACCCAGATCATGCGCAAGGACTGGATCATCTCCGGCACGCAGGAAGTCGTTTCCGAAGCCGGCAACGTGCAGAAACGGAAGTACCAGAAGCTCAAGAAGGGCGTCGAGATACGCAAGGATGTCGAATATGCGATCGTCGACACCAACGCTTCGGTCGCCGGCGCCACCCGCGAATTCGGCTCGCTCAACACCTGGACCGAGACCAATGTGTCGCGTGGTGCCGGCGGCGCAAACGGCGGCTTCGACAAGGCCACCGGCCTGACGGTCGCCCCGACCGACGGCACGCAGCGCGCCTTCAGCAAGGCGATACTGGACGACGTGATGCAGCAGGGCTACCAGAGCGGCGCCAATTTCCGGCACGTCTGCGTATCCCCCTATGTCAAGAGCGTGTTCGTCACCTTCATGTCGGACGCCAACGTGGCACCGTTCCGCTATGCCGTCTCCAAGGGCGGCGAACGCAACACCATCATCGCGACGGCGGACTACTACGAAGGCCCGTTCGGCACCGTCATGATCCATCCGAACCGCGTGCAGGCAGCCAATGCGACCACGGCGCGCAACGCCTTCTTCCTCGATACCGACATGCTGGAATTCCTCTGGCTGCGGCAGATCCAGGAAGACAAGGACATTGCCCGGACCGGCGACGCCGACAAGGGTGTGATCATCGGCGAAGGCACGCTCAAGGTGAAAAACGAAAAGGGCCTCGGCGTCGCGGCCGATCTTTTCGGCTTGAGCGAGGCAAGCTGAGGGATAGACGGAGTCCCCCCGGCGCGTTTCAGTGCCCCATCGAGGCATTGAAGCGCGCTTCCGGACGAAAAACCGCTGGACACCTTTCTGGGGATCTCCCTTCAGGGGCAAGGTGCCAGCTTCAGAAGGGATCAGATCAATGGCTACCAAAGGTCGGAAACACGGCCGGACACCCTGACGCCTTACAAAGGGAAAAGGCCGAATTTCGCTCCCCACTCTTGCGAGTGTTCCCGAAATGTTCTACAACGAGAACGGGTACGGAAGTCAGTATGAAGCTTTTGGTGAGTCTTCCGATGGCCGACCGGATGTCTGGTCCCGAGAGGCGGCTGGGATCTTTATGGGATTGCTCGCAGGAGAGGAAGGACCGTGTTTCGAAGGTATCTCAGCGCAGCGTTCGGTGTAGGCATATCGTTCTTCGCCGCGCCGGCAACGGCCGGCCCAGATGAGATTGTCGATGCGCTGCTTCGATGCAGACCGGACTTCTTCGAGGTGTTGAAGACCGAAAAATCAGCGTTCGCGCCGGCGCTGATCCGGCATCGTGAAATCCCAATCTCCGACATCGTCACGTCCCTGGCAAACATTGCGACGTTCCAGGAGTCGATCCAATCTCGCGGAGTCGACATCCAGGTCTACCTGCAGACGGTTATCTCAGGTTCCGGCGATGCCGACCGGCGGACGCATATCTGGGGGGTCTTGGTTCCGGGGAGCCGCAGGAGGTCATCGGTACGCTGGAAGCGAACGTCCCTGGAGCGAAATTCGAGCCGTCAGCGGATGGCTGGATGCTGAAAGGGGATCAATGGCAGCGACCAGATCCGTGGAGCCTGCTGCTCGTTCGTCGATACCAGGACAATTTCGGCGCCGGCAGCAGCATCTGGTGTTTTGCCGAAACGGCTGTTCTGGATCCCATGCAGGTCCTGCCCAACATCGAAGAGCTGCTCTGGAAGTTCTGACTTCAACGCTTTGAATCTGCGCACTCCTAGCGCAAAGGCGTCACACACCTTTGCTCAAAGTGCCCTGATCGGCTTCGGCGGGCATCAAATAAGCGGGCTTAAACTCGCCTTTTGAGGACAATACGAAGAATCGTCTTGGGACGAATGGAGCAATGATATCGGGCGCCGTTCGGGCGCCGAGCAGTTTTAGCATCGCCTTCGCCGCGACCGTTCCTTTCCGGGAACGTATCTGAAATGCGACGCAGGAGAAGAGGTCTCGGCGACCTTGGGCCGGCTCCCCCAATTCCAGGCTTTTCCAGCTGCGGGCATATGGATTCGCTTCGCGTTCGCGGCGCTTACAGGCAAATTCCGGCCACGGCGGCCGGATTCCGGCCCGGTGTGAATTATGCACCTGTTCCGCTGCAGCATCCGCGAAGATCTCCCTCTTGCAGAAAACGCTGACCAAGGCCGCTGGCGCCGACAGACCCGTGATCATCGGCGAAGCACGCTTCAAGACGAGAGCGTGAAGAGACCCGCCGGCGGGCATTCAACCCGGAAAATTCAAAGGAGCCATTATGGCCGAACCGACTTCGAAATTTCAGCCGGAAACGCTTGACTTCATCGCCCGCAACGCGCGCAAAGCCGATCGTATCGCCAAGGCGCTGGGTCTTGCACCCAACGCCATGATGGGCGCAGTCGCCAACGAATACGATACGCGCCACAATCCGGAGCTGGGAAGCGGATTTAGTGGAGCAGCCGGGCAATGGTTTGGAGATGGATTATCTCAGTGGAACCCCTGGTATCAGAAAATTGATCATGGAAATCTGGAGGAAAGTTATTATGAGGAGAAAACCGAGGAGCGGTCTCCGGACTGGATCGACAGACATGCTCCGAAGAAGATCGCCAGCCTGATCGATAAAATTAAAGAGCCGGCCAGTGTTGATGTAGGGCCGGGCAATATCAAGCTTGGGACGGCGGTCGATCTTCTGGAAGCCTATGTCGCTCAACATCCCGATGAGGGCGACGATCCGCTGGGCCTCAAGAAATATGTCGGCCGTTACGACCGGCTGAGAGACGATCTTCTCAACTTCGAAGACGCCGACACGACTCTGGCCTTCGCCGGGTTGATGGTTGGACGAGCGGAGCCTTTCTTCATCGCTAGAGACGAGGCATCCTGGAGCCGGCTGTCACCAGACGAGCGCGACGCGCTTCGGATCATGTACTACAAACTAGGACCGGAGACGCTCTCCAACAACATTGCCGAAAGCAAGGTGAACGCCAGAACGAATGGCCAACGGTACGACTTCAATCCCAATGGCGATGGCGGCGAGCAGCACCTGAACAATCTCGGGGGGATCGAGAACGCGTTTCAACTCGGCCGTGTGCAGGGCGAGAACGTCATGCCGTACGTGCCGGAAGACGAACTGGAGAAGGAGCCGTATTTCGACTATGAGCTCGGACTTCCAACGCGTGTCTACCGTAAAGGGACGACAATACTGAACCCGCAATACACATATGACCCTTATTCCACTGCCTTGAATGCGCAAGGCAAGCTTCCGCCTTATGCAGGCTTCGATTCGCCGGTGGAGCGTTTGCGGGCAGAGGGAGCGAAGCCTGAAACGGCAGGGGATGCAAGCGTTCCGAGGCTGTCGGGGGGAACGGCCGTACGGCCACCGCCACAGGATCCTGCCGGCAAGTGGAAGGGGAAGCAGCGATTTGAACCGGGTCGGAGAGGCGCAACGGACTTTCCGGATGCGCTGCGGTTCTGGGATGACGCTGTTCGTGGCCGCGCATCGCTGAAGGAAATGTTTGAAGGCTGGACCGAATGAACGGCCGATTCAGCATTCATTCGGTGGCCTCCAGAGCCGGCGACGATCAATTGTTCGACGGGAAATCGGGAGGGAGGCTGAACGAAAACAGCGGCACGGTGCTCCAGAAGCGCGGCTTGGGCGTGCAGCGCGCCATGTCGGCGGTGAGGTGGTCGGTGGGGACGAAGCGGTACTTCGCGAACGACCAGTTATGGCTGTAGTCGTTGTCGCCTGGCAACACCAGAACCGCATGGAAGCTATGGACGATGCCGCGATCGTAGCCGGACGCCGCATAAAGCGGGAATCCGCGCATGTGCGCCACGCTTGTTCGTTCACCTGTCCGTTCGTCCAGAGCGACGCAAAAAGGCTTGCCGTCGGCGATCAGGCTGGAACTTAAAACCACGAGTGCGGCGACCAGCAGTGACCAGAGTCCGGCGAGGCAGGCCAATCCCAGCGGCACCCAACCGAGGCACAGCCGTGCGTCCTCGGAACCGGCGGAGGAGACGAGGAAGACGGAGGATGCCAGTCCAAGCGTCAACGTCATACCGTGCGCCCAAGGAAGGAACAGCGATGGTGAACCGGACAGCGCGCCAATCACGAGCGTAAGGAGCGCGCCGGGCAGGACGATCAGTGGATAGAGAATCCATGCGAGACGCCAATGTAAGCGAATGCCGCCCAAGACATGGGTAGCGGCCAGAACAAAAGGCAGGACCGGCAAAACGAGCAAAAAGGCGAAAACGGTCGTTAAAAACCACGCTTCGCTGTTGGAATAATCCAGTTCCAGTATGATGGCGGCGAACAGGACGGCGTCCGGATGGAATAGTCCCACGGCAATAGCCCCGGTGGCGGCTAGTAAAAGAATGTTCCTGCGTTCCACTGGTGCCTCGAGCTACGGCGAATCATCGCGTTCAGGTTGATTCCTATCTCATTTATCGGAAAAATTGTGACGGCCCGGGCGAATTCGAAAGAAACTCATCTCGTTCCTGGCGGACATTGCGACGTTCCGGGGTCGATCAATCTCGCGGAGTACACATTCAGGTCCGCCTGCAGACGGTTATCTCCGGCTCCGGCGATACCGAGCGGCGGACGCGTATCCGGGGGGTATCGGTGCGGGGGCGAGCCGCAGGAGCTCATCAAGACGCTGAAAGCAAACGTCCCGGAAGCGAAATTCGTGCCGTCCGCAGATGGCCGGATGCTGAAGGGGATCCGGTGCTTTTGCCGAAACGGGTGTTCCAATCCAAGTGCTGCCCGATATCGAAGAGCTGCTCTGGACGTTTTGAACATTAGCCCGACGACTTGAATCAAACGGTCAACAAGCGGCGGGCTTCGGCTCGCTTTTTCTTTTCAGGAAAGATGAACATGGCAGAAGCCACAGAGAAGACCACGCCGGTCAAGCTGCTTTACGACGTCTGGGCGGCCGGCGACGGACGCGTGCCGAGAGGAACGGTCCTCGACCTGCCGGTGAAGGCGGCAAAGACCCTCATCCGGCAGGGGAAGGCCGAGCGCGCCGACCCGCTGCCCGGAGACGCCGAATGATCGTGCGCGATGGTTCGTGGTCCCTCTACGATTACGACCGCAAGAGCGGGCGCTCCGTCTGGCACTATTTCGACGGGGAGAAAGACGTTTTCCGCGTCGACTATCCCGTCGACAATCTCCTGAGCGAAAATGCCGAGATCCGCAACGGCGCGGAGCGCGCCTGGAAGGGGGACTGGCACCGCGTCGCCTCGATCCCGCTGAACATCGCCTACGGTTCCGGCCTCGTGCAGGCCCACTCGGAAGGCGACGACCGTTCCGTGAAGCGGTTCCTCAACAACTCCGACAACCGCGCGTGGCGGACGAAGGAAGGCCACCTATGACCATTTCGGACTATGCGTCCCTCCTGGTGGATGCCGGCGAATATGCCGGCCGCGAGGACATCGCGCACAACTTCCCGCGCTTTCTCGGCCTGGCGGAGCTGAAGCTCAACCGCGGGCTTCGCGTCGCCGACATGGAAGTGACCGATGAAATCGCGCTGATCGACGGGGAGGGCACGCTACCGGCCGATCTCCTCGAAGCGCGCGAGGTCAGGAACGCTTCGGGAATTCCGATTCGCGCCGTATCGCTGCAGCAGCTGACGAACAGCTACGTGGACCGCAGCGGCACGCTGGCGGGCTACGCCATCGTCGGCAGCACGATCAAGGTCCGCCCGGTCTCCGACAATGAGCTGACGGTCACCTATTACGCCCGCATCCCGGCGCTCACCCCGTCGAATCCGACGAACTGGCTGCTGGAGAAGGCGGCCGACGTGTACCTCTATGCCCTGGTGACAGAAATCGCGATCTGGGAGCGCGATGCCGCCAAGGCACAGGCGGGTCAGCAGCTTTTGGCTCTCGCGCTTTCCGGGCTCACTGTCGAAGACGAGCGTACCCGCTGGGGCAATGCGAAGATGGTCGTTGGAGGGGTGACGCCATGACGGATACGAAGAACTTGATTTTCTCCTGGCTGACGAACGGCGTCGAACCTTCGCGCACAAATCATCAGGAATTGGCGGACGCCATTCTCTACGGCAGCCCCGCACAATCTCCGGCGCGCAGGGCGGCAACGCCGATCGCCGGGCAGGAGTGGGCGGCGGTGGAACAAAACGACATCGACGGTATCCAGAAACCGGTTCCGCCCCGCGCCGACGGCATAAACGGCGCGGTCCGCGCCGCGGGGCAGGGCGTCCTGGGGATCGGTTCCTACCTGGACGAAATGGATGCGGCGACGAATGCCACGCTGGCACCGGTATTCGATCCCCTGTTGCCCGACAGCTTTGAGAAGCTTCCCGGTGAAACATGGAGCGAGCGATACGACCAGGCGCTGGAAATTCAGCGGCGTGACAGCCGCGAATATAATGAGGACCATCCTTATCTTTCTACCTCCCTCAAACTGGCTGGCGGTGTCGGTTCCGCGGCGGCGCTGTTGAGGGCGCTGCCGTCGATCGGGAACTATGCGCTTGGAAACACCGGCGCATCGATTGCCGGCCGGGTGGCTTCGGGTACCGGTGCCGGTGCCGGGACCGGCATCGTACAGGGGTATGGCGCCGGAGAAGGGGGTGCCGAGAACCGGTCGAGCGAGGCTCAGATCGAAGCGCTCTGGGGTGCCGGCGCCGGCGCTGTCGCGGTGCCGCTGGCATCGGGGCTCGGGAGGCTTGGCTCTGCGGCCTACCGCAAGTTTTTCGGCACAGGCGGTGATGTGCCCGTGCCGAGCGCCCCGGCCAATAGGGCACCCGGCATGGCCGCCGAGAAGGCGCAGGACGGTGGAGAACTTGCCTCCGGCAGAGTGGGGCTTTACAATCATCCGGCCAGGCCTCAGCGTCCTTTCGAGGTGGATTATCCGGCAAAGGAGAAGAGCTATGCCGAACGGGGAATCGCCGACGAAAACGGAAAGCTCCTGCAGGACATCGAGGGATACGACTTCGATGGAAACGAAATCATCGCCGGTCGGCGTTATGCGGGACAGGCTGATAGCAATCTCTCTACCGGAGAACTGGGACACGTTGTCGAGAGAACAACGGGAACAGTGCCTCTTAAAGTTGCGCGAGGAAGCGTTAGGGGCGACCACGGCGTAACGCTCTACGACAAAGCCTCCCGCCGACCTGCCGAGGTTCTGACCGCCGACGATGTTTCGCCGGAGGACTATCCACTTCTGCTCGCTCACGAGACCGGCCATGTCGTCGATCAGGCGAGCGGGGAGCGGTTCTCGCTCGGGATGAAGGGCATGAGCCCGGAGGAGATCGCCCGGATGGCTAAGACGCGGGCATCCGGACAAGGCCTTTCCCCGCAAGAGATTGCCCGGTTGATCGAGGCCAGATACTCGCGGACCCTGGAAGGGCTTCCTCCCGAAGAGCGGGAGCTGATCATCCGCCAGGCCCGCCGAATCTACAACGACCGCAACATGCATCCGGACAATCCGCGGATGCTGATGCAGGAGCGTACAGGCGTGCCAGTAAAAGAAGAATACCAGGTGACGCCGCAGAAGCAGGGTTATCCAGACGATACCGCCGAGCGTGAATATGCCGCGGAAGCCTTTGCCGCCTATATGAGCAACGCAAACGGCACCAAGACGGATGCCCCCGATCTGGCGAAGATGCTGCGGCAGATCGTCCGGGAGACGCCGGAACTGAAGGGTATTCTGCGGCTCAACGGCGTTGGCGGCTTGGGGGTTACCGGGATCGCGGCCGGGTCCAACGGCCTGGCTGGATACGACGCCAAAGGAAGCAGGACCGGGGAGAGTTGGCCATGACCCTGGCGATTGTCTTCTCGCCGATGACCTGCTCGCCATGCGGGGTGGCAGGCGAAGCCAGTCCCGCGCTGCTTTTTCCGCCGACGTTCAATCGCTCATTCGCGGGCTATCTTCGCAGACGGTTCAGTTGAATCGGATAATATGTTTGACCGTCGGGTGGCGCCTGACTTGGTCACGGATAAGAAAGGCAATGTCCGGCCCCACCGTCTTGATATAGTTCGGATCGAGCAAATAAGCGCAGATCGAAATGGCCGCATATTCCCGGCGGATGGCGTCGCCTTGATATCCGTGGTTCTCGGGGCCGACCCAGTGTTCTTCCGGTATGGGCACGCCGCTCTGCTCCTGCCGGACCCTGCGCGGATCGTCCGGGGGAGTGTACATATCGTTGTAAATACGGCGCGCTTGCATCAAGGCTGCCCCGGCCCGCGGTATTCCACCGACCTTCCGGTCGATCATGTGTCCGATTTCAAGGCAGAGAGCGAGCTTGTCTTGCGGCGACATCCCGTCCACGACGCGCTCGATTTCGCGATCGGGGGCGGACTCATCCACCGCCTCGCGATCTTCGGTCGATGCCGGCGACGATTTCGCGTTCGGCGCGGCCTCCGGCTTCCGGGGGGCAACCCATTTCAAAACGGCGTCGAGAGACGACCGGAGGAAGGTATGCCCGGCACCCGCCGGTTTCGCCTGCGACTCTTCGTTCGACATGCCTTTTCTCCCCGCCGGATAAGCCTCCACGAACGGACGTCGAGGCATAGCCGGAGGAGCGTATCGAGACCCGTTATCGAGAGCAAGCTTTCAGCACGAGCCATTGTGCCGACGCGGCAAGACTCCCGGCCGCGGCTTTTGCAAGCCCGTACCGGAGCGCATTTACCGCGGCACAGGAGAACCGCATGAGCGAATATCTTCACGACTGAATCGTGCAAAAAAATGCTGAACGAAGCTTCGACGCCGCGGCGTGCGATTGATGCCGCCTGCCATCCGAGATCGTCGGCAGCATCCGGTGCTTTGCCGAACGGGTGTTCTGGCCACGGTGCAAGTCCTGTCCGATTTCGAGAGCGGCTCCGGACGTTTTGAACATATCCCCACGTCTTGAATGGGGGTCCGCATCAACAAGCGGCGGGTTCGGCTCGCCCTTCTTTTAGAGGAAAGACCATGGGGGAAGCCAAGGAGAAGACGACGATCGGAGACGAGCGCGCCCGTTGCGGGAATGCGCGGACAGTCATCGCAGGAGCGACGCCATGACCGATGCGGCGAAGAAGCGGATCGCATCCATGATTCTCGATGGCGTTCCGCCGCAGGCTGAGGGCCTGCAACCCCAGATTGCTGGGTCACTTTCCTCCCGACAGGAGATGGAGTATGATCCTCCAACCTTGCCTCAGCGGCCGGTCGAGTTGGATTATCCCGCAGGAGAAAAGAGCTATGTCGAACGAGGAATCGCCGATGAATCAGGACGATTGCTGCAAGACATCGACGGAAGACCCCTCACAGCGCGCTATGTCGCGGGCCGTACGCATGTGCGCGGGGCTGATACCGTACTCGGCAACGAGGGACTCGGTCGAATTGTCCTTTGGGGAACAGGAGAGTTCCCTAGACAAGTTCATGGAAGCAAGATCCAAGGCGCAAACGGCGCAACGGAAATAGATCTCAATACGGGCGAACCAAGAGGCGTCCTTCTTTCCGCCGACCTTCATCCGAACGATATCCCGCGCGTCCTTGCCCATGAGCGCGTTCTTGCCCGTGAGACGGGGCATGTCATCGATCAGCTCACCGACACCATGTCGATCAACGGGATCGAGGACGAAGCGGGACGCAATTATCACTGGCTCATCACGGGCGAAGCGCCACAGCCCGGCGCAAAGCTCGTCGGCCCTGAGGATCTCGGATATCCGCAGCACCTGATCGATCTCGCCGGGACCGGCGGATTGGCAGGTTTCAAGGAAACCGGGACGGGGAAAGGCGAGCTATGACCCTGCTTTCCGCAGTCAATCGAGTTTGCGACATCGTCTCGCTCTCGCCGTTCGACAGCGTCTACGGCTCCGACGAGCCGAACGCGCAGACGATGGTTGCCATGGCGCAGGAGGTAGGCGACGAGATCGCCCGCCGCGCCGACTGGCAGAAGCTCTTGAAGGCGCACACCGCTGCCGCCTCGCCGGTGACCCTGCCTGACGATTTCCAGCGGCTGACGCCTGGCGGCCCGGTCAGGACAGCCGCCGGCGTCTTCGTCCGCCCCGTCACCAATTCCGGCCAGTGGGCGGTCATCGCCCGGATATCCGCGGCGCAGCCATATTTCTTCATCAGGGGCGGGCAGGCGCTGTTCTCGCCGGCCTCTGCTGCCGCGAGCGCCGTCATCGATTACGTCTCGAAGAACTGGATCCTGCACGATCCGGATGGGCCGCAGGATGCCTTTTCGGCAGACGATGACACGACGCTTTTCCCCGAGCGACTGCTGGTCAAGGGCATCGTGTGGCGCTGGAAGAGGCAAAAAGGCCTCGCCTACGAGGACAACCTTGCCGAGTTCGAAGCCGACCTCGCGCAGGAGATCAACGCCGACAGGGGCGCCCAATGAGAATTCAGCCAAGGCCGGCCCGTATAGGGCAATCCAATCGCGGGGCCGTATCCATCGGCCGTCAACAGACATCGCAGCCGGTGACCTTCCCTGCGCCGAAGGGCGGGCTGGTCACGACCTCGGACATGGCGTCGCAAGAGCCGGGCTCGGCCACCGTGCTGCGCAATTTCTTCCCGACGCTGATGGGCTGCAAGATCCGCGGCGGCTCGCAGAAGAAAGGTCTTGCGGTAGACGGCGGTGATATCAAGAGCGCCTTCAAATACAAATACGGCAGCAACGAAAAGCTGTTCATGGCGACGAACGCCGGCATCTACAACATGACGTCGCCGGCCGCGCCCCCGATCACGACCGCGGCGGATGTTTCCGGTATGAGCGGCGGTGATTGGTGCGCCTTTCAGCATACCAATGCCGGCACGTCCTATCTCGTGTGCCTCAACGGCGCCAATAACCGGCAGCTTTACAACGGCACGAGCTGGACGACCTCTCCTGCCATCACCTTCACCGATGGCACGACGATGCCGCAGCTCAATTACGGCTGGCTGTTCAAGAACCGGCAGTTCTTCCTGAAGAACGCAACGCTTGACGCCTATTACCTGGCGGTCAACGCGGTCGGTGGCGCCGCTTCCGTCTTTCCCCTTGGCGGCGTGATGAAGAAGGGCGGCTCACTACTTACCGGCTTCTCCTGGTCGCTGGAAAGCGGGGACGGCCTCAGCGACATGTGCGTGTTCGTCTCGACAGAGGGCGAAATTGCGGTCTACGCCGGGTCCGATCCGTCGAGCGCTTCCGACTTTGCATTGAAAGGCGTCTATCAGATCGGAAAGCCGCTCGGAAAGAATGCCTGGATCAGGGCAGGGGGCGACATTCTCGTTGCCACGACGGACGGACTCACGCCGATGTCGCAGGTGTTCCAGCGCGACCGGCAGGCTCTTTCGCTGGTGTCCGTCTCTCGCCCGATCGAGGATGACTGGCGCAAGGCAGCCAACGCCACCGGGAGCGGCTGGACGCTGACGCAGTGGCCGGAACAGAACCTCGTCTTCGTGGCCTTTCCGGAAAACACCGTGGTCACCGACACGACCTTCGTCCTCAACGTGCTGACCGGCCGCTGGTCGACGGTCAGCAACTGGCAGGCGCTCTGCTACGAGACGCTGCAGGGCGGACTGTTCTTCGGCTCGCTCGACGGCGTTATGTGGCAGGGAGATGCGGGCGGGACGGATGACGGGATGGCCTTCTCGGCGACCTATCTTTCGCAGTTCTCGCCGGCCGGCCAGTTCGGTCAGCGGGCGACGGCCACGATGGCGCATATGTACTTCCGGGCGAAGTCCAGCCCCAAGGTAAGGCTGTTTGCCCGTGCCGACCACGATCGGTCGACGCCCACATTCGCCACCGCGACCGAAGGCGATGCAACCTCGTCCGAATGGGACGTCGGTTTCTGGGACGTGGCGATCTGGGACGGCGTTTCACAGGTGCGGCGCTACGAATTCCGGCAGAACGTCCGGGCGGCTGGCGACATGCTGGCTGCCGGCTGTGTCATCACCTCGGGCGGAAAATTCAAGCTCGATATCGAGGTCGATCTCGCCACGGTGCAAGTCTCGGTCGGGGAGGCCAGCGCTTGAGCCTGATCTGGGGCGGGGCATCGAACCCCGCCGTCAATCAGGCCATAGCCCGGTTCGTCGCAAGCCGCATTCCCGGCTGCGACCGCGGCTTCGAGCATTTCACGACACTGGGAATGATCGAAGGCGAGCACCTCGTCGCCGGCATCGTCTTCCACAACTACACGCCCGAGGCCGGGGTCATAGAGCTTTCGTCCGCTTCGACCAGCAAGCGCTGGCTGACGCGCCCGATGCTCAAAGCGATGTTCGGCTACCCCTTCGATCAGATCGGCTGCCAATTGGTCGTTCTCAGGGTCTCCGAGCGCAACACCGCAATGATCGAAATAGCCGAGCGTTTCGGCTTCAAGGCCTGCCGCATCCCGCGCCTCAGGGGCCGGGAGGAAGCGGAAATCATTTTTACGTTCACAGATGACGACTGGCGCAGCCACGCCGTCAACAGAAGGTAGACGCCATGGGGAAGCAAAAAGCTCCAAGCCCTCCGGATCCGAACAAGACGGCCGCGGCACAGACGGCAACCAATATCGGCACGGCGATTGCCAACCAGACGCTCGGCAACGTCAACCAGGTGACGCCCGACGGCAACCTGACCTATTCGCAGACGGGCTCGACGAAATGGACGGATCCGTTGAACGGCAAGGAATATGATCTGCCGACCTATACGGCAACGCAAACGCTTTCGCCCGAGCAGCAGGCCATCAAGAACCAGACCGATGCCGCCGAACTGAACATGGCGACGCTTGCCAGCACACAATCGGGCAAGCTCAACACTCTGCTCGGCAGCCAACTCGACATCTCCAAGGCGCCGGCGGCGGGAAGCGCGGGTGCGATCGGGCTGCCGAAGTACCAGAGCTTCACCGGCGGCCCGCAGCTTCAGACCGGCCTTGGCAATTACGGGAACGTGCAAAGCTCGATCGCCGGAGCCGGCCCCATCCAGACGGGCCTTGGAAATACCGGCAAAGTTCAAACGGCGCTTGCCGGCGCCGGGAACGTTCAAAGCGCGATCGCGAACGCCGGCCCCATTCAGAACCAGGTTGCAAATGCCGGCAAGATCCAGACATCACTTGGCAATGCAGGCGACATCACCAAGTCCTATGCTTTCGATATCGACACCTCGAAATACGAACAGGCGTTGCTCGACCGGCTGAACCCGCAGCTCGAGCGGGACCGGGCGGCGCTCGAAACGAAGCTCAGCAACCAAGGCCTGCAGCCGGGTTCCGAAGCCTATAACCGCGCGATCGACGAAGCGAACCGCGCAGCGAACGACGCGCGGATAGGGGCGACGCTGAGCGCGGGGCAGGAACAATCCCGGATCGCCGGGCTCGCGCAAGGCCAGGCGATGTTCCAAAACTCCGCCCAGCAGCAGGCCTATGACCAGATGACGGGGATCGGCCAGTTCTACAATTCCGCTCAGGCGCAGCAATATGCGCAGAACTCGAACGACATGCAGATGGCCAACGCCGCCCAGGGGCAGACGTTCGGCCAGAACCAGGCGCAGCTCGAGGCCGGCAATGCCGCCCAGCAGCAGCAGTACGACCAAACCCTTTCTTCCGGCCAATTCGCGAATGCCGCCCAGCAGCAGCTGTTCAACAATGCCCTCCAGGCCGCCCAGTTCACGAACGCCGCCCAAGAGCAGAGGTTCGGCCAGAACAAGGCGCAACTCGAAGCCGGCAATGCAGCCCAGAACCAGAAGTTCACCCAAGGATTGGCGGGTGCCGAGTTCGGCAACAACGCGCTGCAGCAGCAATACCAGAACCAGAACACCGCCGCGGCCGGCAACAATGCGCTTGCCGATCAGCGCTTCAACGCCCAGCAGGCGAAGTTCAACCTGCAGAACCAGGAGAGAGCGCAATATCTGAACGAGCTCTATGCCCAGCGCAACCAGCCGGTCAACGAGATTTCGGCGCTCCTGTCCGGCGCCCAGGTCGGCAGCCCGAATTTCGTGCCGACGCAGGGGGTGCAAGTCCCGACGGTCGACTATGCCGGTCTCGTCAACCAAAACTACCAGAATCAGCTCAGTACATGGCAGCAGAACAACGCCAACTCGCAAAACCTGCTCGGCGGCCTGCTCGGCTTCGGAGGGCAACTCGCCGCGCTCTCCGATAAGCGGGCGAAGAAGGACGTCGAGAAAGTCGGCCAACTCAAGGGCCATGGCCTCTACGAGTATCGCTATAAAGGCAAGCACGACGACGGGAAGCGGCACATCGGCGTGATGGCCCAGGAAGTCGAGAAGATGCGGCCGGACGCAGTGTCGCGCCGCCCTGACGGGCTCCGCCAAGTCGACTACGGCAAGCTTTTCACTGCTGGAAGGAAGAAATAATGGCTCCATCCTTCATCTTCGGTGGGAATACGGGCGAGACGCCCCAATCCGTCAAGCGCAAGCGGGATCTCGCCATGGCGATCATGGGTGCTTCTGCTGCGCCCAGGAACGTCGGCGAAGGCCTCAATGCGCTCGGCTCCGGGATTGTCGCGGGCATCATGAACCGGCGCGCCGACAAGGCCGAAAAGAGTGGCAGGGCCGGTGCCGACAGTGTGTTCCAAGGCATCGTGAACAGGATTACCGGTCAAGCGCCGGATGCGGACGGGTCACGCATGGTTTCGACCGGGGCAGGACCGGCGAGCACTGGCCCTGTATCTTCGCAGTCTTCCGCTTATCGAGATGCAATCGCCTCGATCGAGAGTGCAGGCAGCGGCGGCTACAAAGCGGTTGGCCCGACGCATCCGAAAATGGGCCGCGCGCTCGGCCGATACCAGATCATGGAGGCAAATGTCGGCCCATGGTCTCGCGAAGTGCTCGGCCGCGAAGTGTCGCCGGACGAGTTCATGGCCGACGCGCGGATTCAGGACGCCATTTTCGACGGCAAATTCAACAGCTATGTGCAGCAGTTCGGTCCAGAGGGCGCGGCTCAGGCGTGGTTCGCGGGCCCCGGCGGGGTCGGCAAGACAGACCGGAAGGATACGCTCGGAACCGACACAGGCACCTATGGACGCAAGTTCATGCGGGCCCTTGGATCACAGGGACAGCCGCAGAAAGCCGCCGGCCGCGATCCCTCGATCGGGATGCCGCATCAAACCGCCGCGGGCGCGGTCAACGCCATGAGTGCGGGGATAAGCAGCCCTTCAGCGTCGCTTTCGGAAGAGGTCGCCGCCTTCGAGCAGACGCCTGAGTACCGGGCCCAATTCCCCGGCATGAACGTGCCGCAGGGCATCCCCGCGCAGTTCCAAGGCTCCCGGAAGCTCGCCAATGCGCAGGGCGGCGTCATGCCGGCGCTCATGGGCGGCGCCCCGGCCTCGCCCGAGCAGATCGCAGAGGCGCAGGCGATCGGGCAGCAGCAGGCGCCGCAAGCCCCGACCCGGATGGAGCTACTTCAAGCCCTCGGCAATCCGTTCCTCAGCGAAGAGCAGCGCGCGATTCTGCAGACACTCTATCAGCAGCAGGTGCAGCAGTCCGATCCGGTGCGACTGATGGAGCTTGAAAGAGGACGCCTTGAAATCGATGCCATGCGAAACGGCGACTGGTCAAAACTCGATGACGGCAGACTCTACAATCAGCGTACGGGAGAAGTGAGGGACACCCGAACCAAACCGAACGCGTGCCTCCCGACCTTGCCCTGAGCCCGCGATACGGCGTTGACAACGTCGTCGTACGACCCTGCCTGACGACGTCAGTTTGTCGAAGCAACCCAAGGGCCGGGGGTGGCGCTGGTGGGGCTAAGGCAATCAAGGAAACGTGTTGCCGGCAGTCCAGCGGAATGAACGAAACGGGAAATCACGGGCGGTTCTTCGGAGCCGCCTTATTTCATGGAGGTTACGATGCCACGCACAGGCGGAGTCTATTCACCACCTGCCGGCACGAAAGGTGTGTCCAATACGACCATTCAGAGCGTGCCCTACAATGCGCTTGTGGATGACCTCAGCGCCGACGCCAATGCCGCGCGGCCGGTCACGGCAGGAGGGACGGGGGCGACCTCGGCAAGCGCAGCCCGGACCAATCTCGGATTGGCGATCGGTACGAACGTGCAGGCCTACGACGCCGGCCTGCAATCGATTGCCACGCTCGCGACTGCCGCCGACAGGATGATCTACACAACGGCAGCCGATGCCTATGCCACGACGGCGCTGACGCCGTTCGCGCGCACGATCCTCGGCGACGCAGACGCAGCGGCGGCGCTGACGACCCTGGGTGTGTCCGCTTTCGCCAAAGCGCTCCTGGACGACACGGATGCGGCTACCGCCCGGACGACGCTCGGAGTGGCAATCGGAGCGGACGTGCAGGCCTACGACGCCGGTTTGCAGTCGATCTCCGGGCTTACGACCGCCGCAGACAGGACGATCTACACGACCGCATCGGATGTCTATGCGACCACGGCACTGACGCCATTTGCGCGAACGATCCTCGACGACACCAGCGCCGCTGCCGTGAAGACCACGCTCGGCCTTGCGGCAGTGGCGTCGTCCGGATCGGCCTCGGATCTCAGCTCGGGAACGATTTCCGACGCACGGCTTCCGGGCTCGATGGCGGGCAAGAATTTCTCGTCCGGCGTAAGCTTCGCCAATGCGGTTGCTGCCGGGAATACCGACCTGTCGAAGCATATCCAGCTCTACAGCGGTTACGGATTCACGATCACGGGTTCGACCCTGAACTATACGGTCCCGGCCAACTCCTCTCATGTGTGGAACGTCAACGGAACGGAAGTCGGCCGCCTCAATTCCTCGGGCCTGACGCTGGCAACACCGCTTGCGCTCGTCGAAGGAGGTACGGGCTCGACGGACGCCGCGACGGCGAGATCCAATCTCGGTGCGAACAGCGCTTCCAATCTCACGACCGGAACCGTTCCGAACGCCAGAATTTCCGGAGCCTATGACGGCATCACGACGCTCGGCCAGACCGGCACCCATACGATCACCACCCCCGGCGAGGCGATACGTATTGTTGGCCCCGCCTCCACCGACGATCCGTATGTGAGCTTCTATAAGGGGGCCACTCGCCAAGCTTATATCCAGCACACCGACGGCACGGGGGTAAATCAAGGGTTTCGCATTTATAACGATACGGCGACCGGCGGCGACACGGCCCTCACACTGAAGAATTCCGGCGGCGTCGACAGCCTGGAATTCCAGGTCAACGGCGCCGAGCACGTCGTCTATCACTCCGGAAATCTATCCTCGGCCGACCTTAACTCGATCTATGGCTACACGCCGGCGTCAAACGCGGTCAGTACCACTGCCGGCAACGGCTTGACCGGCGGCGGCACGCTTGCGGCAAGCCGGACCCTGACGCTCGGTACGCCTTCGAACATCACGAACTCGACCACCAACTCGGTCACTGCGACCAGCCACACGCACGCGCTGGGATTTACAGCGGCGGAGGTTTACACGGGTTCGACGCAGGACGAAACCAACCTGCCGATCGGGCACGTCATCGCCGCCTATATCAACGGGTGGAACAATCGCAATCAATCGACGACGCTTCGCCTTCACTCACAGCCAATGAGCTACTGTACTGACTCATTCAGTTCCGCCGGTGCCGCTTTAGCCGGCACTTGGCGCGCGAGGGGGGTGGTGTCTACTGACGGCAGTGGAATTCAACTCTGGCAAAGGACGGCTTAACAATGCGCCTGAACGAAGTATATGCCGCGCACGCGACCCGTGAGCCGGGTGTTTTCATTATTCAATGCAACATCACGGACGCAGCGGGAGAGACGTATGATGCCGTGTCGGTTGTGCGTCCGAACGACCCGCACGGCCTTAATCCTATTCTCAGGAAGTGGATGGAGGACAATCCCGGTTTCACGGTCGGCCCTTATCCGCCGCCGATTGCCGACAAAACGCGAGCGGCAATGCCGCCTCTGCCAGCGCGCCAATTGAGACTTGGCCTCTTTGGCGACGCACACCATGAGATATCCGAAAATGCGCGGAGAACCGGCGTCTAGTTCCCGGTATCTAAGTCAGGATAACACGCACGAAATGGTCACCCCCGAAGAAGCGATCAGGCTGGTGCCACCGATACTGGAACCTAGATCGGGTCGGGAGGCGACATCCCGTAGGAGGATATCCGACGGTGGCCCCGTTGTATCGCTATAGATCTGCTGGTCGATCAGATACACCACTATGCGCTGGCCTAAAGCCTGTTGAGATTCATTTGGAGTTTATGACGGCTTCTGTGAGATTGATAATGGCGTTGAAGCTCTGTTCGGTTTTGTCAGCACGCATGACGATGCGCTTGAATTGAGTGCCGACCGTGCGCCACTGCATTTGACCATTGATCGTAGCCGATCAATGGACAAATGCTGCAGGTCAAAGTGCTCCAGCGAACTTTGCGCGTGTGTAAGACGCGCGGCGCTGTAGGAAACTTTTCGGAGGCGTACAATCTCTCCTCCCCTCATCCCTGTGCTCGTCACACGGATCCAGCAGCGCCGCGTCTGCGGCGCGGGAAGCGTTCTTTCAGCCCAAGGACTTGGTCTGGCTGGATTCCTGTGACAAGCACAGGAATGAGGAAATCAAACAAGCGGAGGCGGGTGTCCCCAATCTCAGCAGGCCTTAGGTCGTTGCGTGGTGAAGCGCACCGGCAGAGGCGTAAGCTCCTCAATTAGACGCTTGCGCCCCAGTTTCGCGAGGGCGCTAGTCGTGCGTCATCCGGATCAAATTCAATCGTTGGCATAAACCCAAGATCAATAAGTTGCTCAGGATTGACGAAACGAATTGAGGCTTCGTCGACGAAATCGATGGCGCCTGCCTTGTCTATTTCACTCTTCATCGCTTGATAATGCTGTGAGCCGTTATAATGTTGTTTATCGGAGACGGCCTCAGCAATCTTTTCTCTGTAGTTGGTGAAGAACTTGAAATGCAACAGAACACCCCAAATGGGCGAAAAATTGCGATTATAAGGAAGTGGACGATGAATGCTGCTTCCGAACCGGCAATCTTTATCCCAATATACGAGGGGATACTTGATTAGCTCATTGTCCTCGCTGAACAGGCGCTTCCTTGGGCCGCCCTTTACGCTTATGCCTCGCTTTTGAAGCGTGACTTCATAGCCGCTGCTATCGATGTGATCCACGACGTGCCACGGCATGTTGCCGTCTCTGCTTTTTGCTTCACTAGATGGATAAAAATCGACCATGGGAGCCGGCAACCGTTTGATATTATGCTCCTCGAGCACATTTATCAAAGCCTTTAGCGGTTCGCGCAGGCACTGGTCATAGACCAGGAACTCGTCCGAATCGAGATTTAGATACCAGCGATTATAGCCGTATCGCTCAAACAGGGCTTCGCGCCAACGGCGCCCTCGCCGCGCCGCCTCAAAGCGAATTGGGGAAGTCCAGACATCAACGTCCGGTTGGCCCATCAGATACTCACGCGTCCCATCAGTCGATACGTCATCAAGGCAAATAAATCGGGTTACGCCAAGTCTCCGGTAATGACTCAGGAATGCCGGAATGAGGGCGATCTCGTTGTGTGTGACGAATACCAACGGAAGATCGCTTGCGCCCAGCGCAGGCGCATCCTTTGCCGGTATAATAGTCACCTTTTCAACTTTTCTGCGCTCTCTGGCGGTAACCCTCCAATTGTCATAGAACGTTAATAGACGATCAACGAAGGTGCGGTGCGGGAACGAAAAATCGCGGTCAAATGGATATTTCATTTAAAAAATCCAGAGAAGTTTATATTTAGTCTTTCGCCGCGCATCGTTCCAACACATTCTGAAGAACTTAATCCGTATCGTCAGGCCGACAGGAGGAAGTTTTCTTGTAAGGCCGTAGCATCCTAGAGTATATTTTAGCCGCTGATCAAGCCTGTCGCGAAAGCTTTTCGCTCCATATCTCTGCTCAGAGCCAGATCCCTCCGTGAAGTCGAATGTTGGTCCGTCGACGTACACTACGAGGTCGCGGACGACAAGTTCTGAAACGACGTATGATGCGAAACACCAAGGATTTCCAAGTTCGAACCAGCGTTCCATGAGCATTTCTTTTGCGCTGGCTCTGTACAGACCGTAGATCCACTCAGCCGGGAACGTTAGATTTCTTGGAACCTTGCCTGATGCGTATTTACTTGTGAATTCGAAGACAGAGTCGTCCGGGGCTTTGATTCTGGACCCGCTTCGCCCTACCAGCTTCGTCGAGCATGCGGCAAGAAGCTTTCCGGGCTTTTCGTCAAGTGCTTCAACCAAGCGCGCGAGAAAATCCGGCGACGAATGGTCATCGCATGCACGCAGGCAAAAATATTCGCCACGTTCGGCGCCGAGCCGGACTGCTCTCGCGAAGTTATCGATCGCGCTTACATGTTCTGCGCATTTGACGACGGAGAAGCGTTCATCCGACCGGCAAAATTGCTCGGCTATGTCGACCGTCTTATCCGTCGATTTATTGTCGAGAATGATTGCTTCGAAGCCATCGAACGTCTGTTCGGCAATGCACCGTAGACTGCTGGTGAGTGTCTTTTCGCCATTATAGACGGGGAAAACGACGACAACCTTCGGCTTGGGCACTGATTTTATCTCTACCGTTGAATCAGTCTTGCACATATCCAATGGCGCGACGATCCGCAACGGGCGTCCATGGCGAGAGCGCCAGGCGCTTCTTCGGCGGCAGCAAGCTCGCAACGGACGAAGGCCGGTTGAGGAGATCAAGCAAGCCGCTGCGGGTATCCCGAATCTCAACAGGCCTTAGTCCGCCTTTTTTCGCCGACGAACTGCAATTTCAGCAGAAAGGAAACCCATGACCAAAACCGTGCCTCCGGGCGCGGCGATGCTGCTCGACTTTATCCGGGAGGCGGAAGTCGGCAGCAAAGGCCGCGCGTCTTACGACGTGATCTACGGACATAACCAGGGGAAGCTCACAAAGCCGCTTACGCAGATGGCGATCGCCGAGGTGATCCGTGCGCAGAAGGGGTGGGCGAGGGCGCATGGATCGAGTGCGGCGGGGGGCTATCAGTTCATGCGGGCCACGCTTTCCGGGCTTTTGCAGGAAGTACCGGGATTGGGCGGAGATCAGCGCTTCGATCCTGCGCTTCAGGACCGACTCGCCCTTCACCTTCTGAACCGCCGTGGTTTCGCCGGCTTTATCTCCGGCGAGATCGGCCCCGTTGAATTCGCGAGGCGCCTGGCGATGGAATGGGCGTCTCTGCCGGTTCTCGCCGATAGCCAGGGTGACCGGCAGCGGATAAGGCGCGGGCAGTCCTATTATGCCGGCGACGGGCTCAACCGAGCGCTGGTGCGGCCGGAAAAGCTGGAAGCCGTGCTTCGCGCAGTGCTGGCAGCCGGTCCACGAGAGGTCGAGGCGGACCGCGCGGGCGAGGCGGCGGCGCTTGTGGTTCCGGCACGCCCGCGCAAGCCGGTTTCCCGGTCCGGCCGCTTCTGGACCTGGTTGCTGACGGCCGGCGGCACGATCGTCACGGCGCTGAAGGAGCTGAACCTCGTCGCGCTGGATTGGCGGGTGCAGCTTGCGATCCTCGTCATAATCGTCAGCTTTGCCGTTTACGCGATCTGGTCGATGCCGGCGGTCCGCGACGCTTTGAGGCTCACACGATGACGTTTCCGTGGAGCAACCTGGTCGTCGCTGCCTTGATCCTGGCCGGAATTTCCTGGGCCATACTCGAAATCCGTTCGAATGCCGCGCAGGCGGTCCGCAATTCAATCGAAAGGCAGAACAATGAAGCAGCAAAGAGCGCTGACGCGAAGCGCTTTGACTATGGCGTCTGTTCTTCTTCTGGCGGGCTGTGGAACTTCGGGACCGGCCGATGTGAGCGGCCTTCGCAGCATCGTGGGAACTGAACTTACCGGCGCCCGCGGCGCGACGCAGATCGACCAGCGCAAGATCGACCGCACGGTGGTCGGCCTCTGCGCGGCATCCGTCTGGACCAGGGCGGAGTGTGCGAGACACGGGGAGGGCGGAGATGATTGAGGCCGCCGTTCACCAGCAGCTCGGCACCTTGGTCGCCGAGGTGAAGAACCTGCGGGAGGACCTGCGCCGATCGGAGGACAGGTCGGATGCCGGCCGCGTATCCATGACGCGCCGGATGGACGAGTTGGTCGAGCGCATGCGGACTCTCGAGGGCTCGATGATGCTCGTCAAGGACGATATTGCCGCGATGAAACCGGTGACCGAGGACGTGCGCAAATGGAAGCTGATGGGGATGGGCGCTCTCGGCGTTATCGGGATCGGCGGGGCGGCGCTCGGCGTGACCTTTGCCGATGTGACAAAACGCGTGCTGTTGCTCACGAAGGCAGGGTAGAGAAATTTTTGCAGTAATTACGTTGCAGCGGCGCTGAAGGCGCCGATGCAATAGGTTCCTTTTTTACCGCAATCCGTTGGCCCGACCGGCGTCACTTCCCTCGAAGATGCTCCAGGGTGCTCCAGCGCAGGAACGTAGCCCACTTCAGTCGTCGTCGAAGAGTGGAAGGTCGCGATAGCGGCGGCTTACCAACCGCAACGATCGGTCCGGCTCTATGACATAGCTTTCGTAGACCCGGCGGCCGAATCGATCGATGAACTGATGCGGCACAATGCTGCCGACCGGTGCCTTGGTAAGCCTGGTGCGCGGCTGGCCACCATAGGTGATGCTGCCGGGAATCGGCTCCAAATAGGGCGAATAGCCCATCGAGGTCGCCTCGCAGCCGGTCAGAAGTGTGAGCATGCACAGGATAGGAAGAACATATTTCAT